CTTTCGTTGTCAGCAACAGTTACGTGTGTTGCGTTAGCTGCAGTACCACTCGTATCTTGGTTACCTGAAGTATTTACACCAGGTAAATTAATATTACCAGTACCGTCGAAAGATACTCCACCAATGTTTCTTGCTGTCTCTAAAGCTGTAGCAGTAGCTGCATTACCTGTAGTGTCTTGGTTTAAAGTTTGTATAACAAAATCTATATCTGCTGAACCATCTTGATAAGTTACTGCAATACCAGTTTCAGTATTTGTACTTGTAACCATATCACCAACAATATCCTGAACTTGTTCTGTAGTTAATGGTGTAGGTACATTAGCAATTTTAAGATTATTGCTATCATTTGCATCTATAAGAATTAGTTTATCTCCAGATTCAATAGCTGTTAAAGAATCCGTAGTATGGTCTACAGATATAATTGTACCTACATTTGGTAAAGCAGTTCCGTTTACAGTGATAGCATCAGCCTCAAGAGTACCGTCTACATCAACATTTCCTGATATGTCTAATGAAGTAGCTTCAATCTCTCCGCCAGTTTTAAATATTACATTGTCACCTCCGTCTACCTCAAAGATAATTTGATTATCAGTAGCAAATTTTATTTGGTTGTCTCCGTCTCTTCCTACAACTAAAGATGCGTTAGTTAGAGAGGTAATACCAGTTTGAGCTGGAGTAACTTGTATATCGTTTGCATTAGCGGTTATACCAGTGCCACCTACAACATTTACAGTAGTGCTTGATTTAGTTAGTCCATTACCTGCTATATCAAACTTTGTATCTAATTGTGTTTGTATATTAGAACTTACTCCGTCTAAGAAATCAAACTCAGTATCTGTAACTCCTGTTGCGTGTAAAGTGTCAAGATAATTAAGTTCTGTAACACTTCCTGTATATCCGTCAAGTACATTTAACTCTTCTGGTGTAGCTGAAATTTGTGTAGTTGATGCTGCTGCTAATACTGGTATAGTACCTGATACATTTGGTAGATTTATTGTTCTATCACCAGTAGGGTCTACAATAGACAATGTTGTTTCGTGTGCGTCTGCTGTTGCTCCCTCAAATATAATAGCATTTGCTGCTTCCATAGTTACTGTATCTACAGTTGTAGTTGTACCAGCCACAACTAAATTAGGAGCTAATAATGTTCCTGTACTTGGATTATATCTTAATGCAGCTGTGTCATCTAACAAAGCATTTGATTCATCGTGAAATACTATTGGAAAGTTTGTGTTTGCTGTGCTGTCTGATACTGTAACTGTAGCAGCTAATGTTGCATTTGATACTGTAACTCCTGCTATAACTGTATTCAATGCAGTACCACCAACAGTAATAGCGTCTGCCTCTAGTGTTCCGTCTATATCTGCGTTACCAGAAACATCTAATGTTGTTAAGTCTAATTCACCTGCTATCGTTACATTTCCATCTGCTAATGTAATTAAATCTGTATCGTCTGTGTGTCCGATTGTTGCTCCATTAATAACAACATCATCTATATCTGCTAATCCTGCTGCCAATGTTCCAGTAGTAGTAAATCCTGCTGCTGTAATTGTTCCAGAGGTAGTGTCATTCCCACTATTAATTAAAAATGCGTCATCTACGTTAAGTGTATCTCCACTTAAAGAAATGTTTGTTCCTGCTGATAAATTGGTATCATCGCTAATATCAATTTGTCCAAGTGTAATAGCTTGTCCACTTAATGATAGATAATCGTGAGAAGAGGTAACAAGAGTTACATTGGTTGAATTATCTGTTCCTGCTGCATCTACACCTATTGTAGTTCTTACTGCTGCAGCATCTGCATCATCTACAATACTTTTACCAAATGTTGATATAGTAGTATTCGCAGGTAAGGCAAATGTTTTTAAATCTGCGTCTACTTCACTATCCATAAGAGCACCTGCTGAAGTTACGTTTGCAGTATCTGTTACATCAGCTCCGTCTTCAACATTTAAATCACTTCTCATTTCAGCTGCAGTTCTACCTTCTACTGATGTGCCATCAATTTTTAGAAAGTCGTTATCAGAAACTGCTGCATTGGCAACTAAAACATTACCATTAGAAATACCTGAAGTAAGTCCTTTTACAAATGAAAGATTAGAAACTTCTGAGTCCATCAACGCACCAGCTGCAGTTACATTGGTTTCATCTGTGACATCTGCACTGGCTTCAATGCCATCTAATTTAGAGTGGTCAGCATCTGTGAAAACATTTGAGTCACTAGCAGCTTCTACTGCTGTTCTTACTTCTGCATTTGACAACTGAGTATTAGTGTCTGTTGATGCTATTGTTATTACACCACCAGATTCTGATAAAGTAATATTACTTCCTTTTTTAAATCTTAATGTTTCTGATGCACCTAATGTTTCATTAGCACTATCATCTCCATTTGTATCTACTTCTACTGTTCTGAATCCAGTAACCTTAGAATCTAATTGTGTTTGTATATTAGAAGTAACACCATCTAAGTAATCAAACTCAGTGGCAGTAACACCAGTTGCATGTAATGTATCTAAATAATTTAATTCAGTTACACTACCAGTATAACCATCTAATACATTTAGTTCTGCTACAGTTACAGTAGCTCCATCTAATATGTTTAATTCAGCTGCTGTAGCAGTAATAGCAGTACCACCATACTGCAACGTACCTGCTCCTGTAATATTAACAGCTGCTGAGCTAAGTTGTAGTATACTAGATGTACCTTCGCCATCTTCTACTGCTCTCAGTGTTGAATCTATACCACTATTACTATTTGATACTTGTAATAAATCTTTATATGTTTGCGATACTTTTCTGTTTGTCAACGTTGCCATGTTTTACCTCAAGTCTGCTGGAACAACCGCTCTTGTTCCACCTGTTTTATCTCTTCTCTTTGCTCCAAATCTTCTTACTAATCTATCATAATCTCTCATACAAGCTTGAGCAGCTGCTGATTTTATCTGTGCTAGCTGTGGATTATTAGTAGAAGCAGCTTTATCCATCAATGCTTTTCCTTTCACAAAAGCTATTATAGCAGGGTGTAATGCATTATCTAACTCTATTTCTTGAGTCATATCAGTATATTCATCTGGTTCTGCATAATAAGATATTAAAAAACCATTTTCAATAGTATTACCAGTTCCTAGTTGAACTGCTTTTAAATTACCTCTACCTGTTTCAGTTGTACCACCATCACCTTCGATAGTAGCGATAGCTATTTTATCTCCCTCTATCCACCAAGCAAAGGTGTCAGAAGGGTCTTTATATGTACTACTTATTGCTGCCATAATTACTCCGTATGTGTTATTTTTATGTCTTGATTTGACAATCTAGGTATTCTAATATATTCACCAGCATCATTTAAAACACTGCATCTAAACACCTTGTTTATTGTAACTGCTCTATCATCTGCTAACCCATACCACAATTGATTGTGAGCTAAGTCAGCTTTTGCATATTCAGTCTTTAAATTATATTGTCCTAAATCTATTAAAGCTTCATTTATTAAATTCTTTACATAATTCTCAGATACACCAGGTACTGCTTGTAGTACTCTTGAATATATCTTTTTACCATTAAATTCTATCGCTGCCATTATAGGTCCTCCCAATTACTATTTACATCTTGCCACATGACATTACCATCGTTCCATAAACTAAATTGTTCTAATACTTCTCTAAATACTGTGCTTAAAGGTACTGTAACTTTTCTTAAGGTTGTACTTAAGAAGTTCTGAGATGTTACTTTTGTCCAGCTTGTTTTTACACTCATCGTCTATCTGGTAGCTCCTTCTCTACATATAGCTTATCTAACCCTAGTAACTGTATCTTTTCTTTGTATTGTGCATCAATAACATTGTATTGTGCAATCAAAGAACCTACTAATTCTGGGTCTTCATCTATGTTTGCATCTTTAATTTTATATGCCTGAGCACTTCTTGCTGCGTATAAAACAACAACACATTCAGCTTCATCTGGAATATCATCTATAGAACTATCACCGTGTGCTACAGTTATACCTGTATCAACATATAATACCATGCTATCAGAAGTAGCAGCACTACTTGGAAAGGTTTGTATAGCATTATCAAATACTATATATGCAGGGTCGCTTGTAGTAGCAGCTTCCATATAATCTGTATCTTCTACTTTTCCTAATAGTTGTGGACTTAATTTTCTACAAGGCATAAACCTATCGCTATTAGAAGCATCTTTTCTTAATACTTCAAAAATACGTTTACCTTGAGATGTAGTAGTATTAGTAAAGAATTCTTTCTCTGTTATTCTTTCTAATTTATCAGTAGGTAATGCTTCTAAAACTAATCTAGCACCATCAGTCAACCACTGAGTAAGTGCATTGTCATCACCTATACCTGCTACATAGTCTTCTACTTGTGCTTTAAATGTTGCCATTATTTACCTTGTCCTCTATATTTTTTAACATAATATTTTTTACTGGTTTTAGTTCCATATTTAGTATTCACACTATTGCCTTGTCTTGTTTTCTTTTTACCGTTAGTATGTCTAACTTGAGTTCCAAAGATAGCTCTTCTCATTATCCTCTTCTAGCTTTCTTTCCATCTCTTTTAGCAAAAGTCTTAACATTGGTTGGTTTACCACCAACTCCTTGTGCTTTTGCTCTTTTTCTACTTACTGCACTTCTTATTTGTGCTTTAGTCATTCTAGCAGCTTTTGCTGCTGGTACACATTTTGGGTATTTTCTTTTACTACCTTTTGCAGATTTACGTCCACACTTCTTGAATCCTCCACCTTTTTTAGGAGCACCAATGTCTACCCAATCTTCTTTGAACCATTTTTTTAAACCACCTTCAGCCATTACTTACCTTTTCTGTATCCGCCGCCACGTTTTTTATACTCTCTTACTAACCAAGCATTTGCATACGCAGAAGGATATACATCAAACTTACGTTTTGCTGCTGCCTTTACTCTAGCATAAAGAGCTTTATTTGTTGGTATATTTTTAGCCATTATTTTCCTCCGTGAGTTTTTACTACTGGTAAATTCATAGTTAATGAAGAACCCTTGTGCTTTTTATATCCGCCTTTAGGATTTTTCATCAAAGACATTTTACTGCCTTTTTTCATAAAGTGATAACCTTTAGGTGCTTTTACTTTCATTATTTCTTCTTACCTTTTTTCATGACTTTCTTTTTCTTTTTCTTACCTTTTTTCATTTTACTTCCATAATGATACGGCATTACATTACCCTTATTCCTTTCCCACGTGGTGTGGGTTTTGCGTTTTTCTTACTTTCTTTCATTTTTTTAATACCATCATCATATGATATGCTATTAAAATCTATTTGGTCTTTTCTAATTGCTGTTGCAAAAGAATTGTTTTCTCTTATAACAAAATTAGTATTCCATTTATTAGGGTGTGCTCTTTTGCCACAACAAGGGCAGTTGAACATACCTTCAGGATTTGGCTCATTACAATGCTGACAATTAGCCATTATACTTTAGTAATTATAATAAATGCAACTCTAGTTCTATCTAACATAACTGCGTTTGTAGCTACAAGCTTTGCATCGTCGATAGTTTCTATGTAGTCGTTGATTTCTTTAGCTAAAGAGCCACTGACAGTACTTGCGTCTGGGCTTATATCATTAATAATAACTTTAGTTACAGTATCAAAATTTGCCATTTTATTCTCCTATTGTTTAAAATTCTTTATAGGTTTCGGAGTGGGTTAGCCCCACTCCATAGTACCTAATAACTATATTATGATGTTTGAATACCGTTGTTAATACCACTAAATGCAAGACCGTAGTACTCTCCGTTCCAATACATAAGTTCTACCATATCTCCTCTTTGAGCAGTTGTGTCTAGAATTACGTTAGAAACTTGAGTTCCAGCAGTTGAATTAGCAGCGTCTCCGCCAGCATCTTTGTTTACCAATGAAATGATAGCACTTCCTGCTGCAATTGTAATATCAGCTGTAGGTGTTTCTTCATGTACAATAAATTTGTACACCGCTCCGTTTTGACCTAGAGCAGCTGTAGGTAGAGTAATTTCATAAGCTCCACCTTCTGAAGAACACATAAAGACTTTACCTGAGTCTTTTTCTTCTAGCGTTTTTGCAGCAGTGATGTGTTCTACATTTGATAGTAAACCACCAGCACCACTATTTTTTTCTAATAATGCACCTTTAGCCATTTTATAATCCCTCCACATTGTATAGAGCGTGACATTCAGGTAGTGTGATTTCAAGACCAGCTTCAGTCATAATCATGTCTTTTCTTAAATCCTCATCCGCAGCTTGTACGTTTGTCATGATTTGAGTGTCACGATTTAAACCGTTACCGACTAATGGTCTGTATGCCAATTTAGACATGTCAGCCATAAGCATGAATCCACTAGCGATACCTCTAAATAGAGGCTCTTTCACTAAGAACATAGAACCGTGGATAGTGTTGATTTCCATTAACTGGTGACCAAACTGTCCTGATACGTTATCCATGTTAACTCTGTATGGTCCATTTGCATGTCCAACAGAAGCGTCAATGAAAGCACCGTCGCCCATTTTGTTAAAGAATGTAATTACTGGCAAAGAAGCTAGTACAAGTTTTTCACTTGCTCCACCTCTTGCAGGGTCAAAGATAACCTCTAAGTCAGCAAGTAATCTATCATATGTAAGTTCTGCTTGAGCTACACTTCTGTAGTATGCATTACCTGAATCATATGAAAATGCTGAGTTATCTGTAATTGGATTTACATTTTTTACAATGTGTCCAACTAGACCTTCAGTGTATTGTACTCCGTTTACACGAGCTTTCTGTCCAAAGAGCATAGCTCTTTCGATGTCTACTTTGTGTTCACGTAATTTTTGAGCCCAAATTCTATCGAATTCGTTCTCGTAGCCACGATATCTTGTAGCTATTGCTGTGTTAGTTAATTCACAAGCTGTTTTAAAGATTTGAGTATAACCAAAGTCATCTTCAATTGTATCTGAGAAAGTATCAGGTGAACCTGTTCCTTCTTCAAATGATGTACCAACGATTTGACATCCGTCATTATCTGATAATACATTATATCCAGAAACGTTTGAATTTGATACGTCAACAATTCTACCTGAGAAGGTAGTGTTTGCTGATTGTACGTTTGGTGAAGACTCAACTCTAACTAAAACTTGTCCATAACCAGCTGTTGAATCAACAGATGCAACCGCTATAACCATTCCTTTTGTAAGGAATCCGATAGCAGCTCCAGCTCCGTCGTCAACTGTAAAGTCATATAAAGTACCTGCAGCTACAGCACTTCCGCCATTGACGTTTGCTGCTAAGCTAAAGTTTCTTGCAGTATAGTTAGTTACAGTTCTATTTTCTAAATATCTAAAAACAGAATCATCTGTAGCTTCTTTAGCAACCTGACTTAGATAGACGAAAAAAGGTGACTCCTCTGGCATGAGTTCTGCAACTCTATCAGAGAAATCATATAAACGTCTAACGTCGGGTCTTTGTCCTATACCAGCATCTTTTGCTACTGCGGTAATTTGGGAAGACTTTAATTGTCCTTGATTAAAAGCCATTTTATTTACCTCTTAGTTAGTTATTTAGCTATCCTACGGCTTCTATTGGCTCCCATAATTCTATTCCATACTTGTTCATCTTCAGAAGGTTGAGGCTGTTCCCCACCTTGAAGCACGCCAGCTGGCTTAGGAATTGATTTTGTTTTTTTAACAGTTTCTAAGTTTTCACTTTGTTTAGCACCTTTGCCTTCTCCTTCTTTCCACACTTTAATAAGTGTTTCAATAGGTAGATTAGCTTTTGGTGTAGTAGCAAATTGTAGAAACTTTTCCGCATCATCTGTACCTAAGTTATGCTTGCTTACAAGTTCTGTTTTTAAATTATTCATCGCCATTTGATTTTGTAGTTTAGCTAGTTCATTATCTACTGTTTCATGTACAAGCTTTTTCTCTTGACTTACTCTAAATTTGTAAGATTCTGAGTCTGGCTTGTAGTAGGCGTCCCAAGGGTCAAAGTTATCTGGAGTTGTACTTCCTTCCATACCTTTGTCCTCAACCGATTCTCCTGAAAGTCCTCTTTCAATTACGTCAACTAGCTCTGGTTTATCAGCAAGAGCTTGTTTTAAGTTCATCAAATCACTACTATCTCTTTTTAAGTTTTCATGTTCTGCAACTTTTTTATCGTACATTGATTGAAACTTTTTAGCTTCTCCTTCCCAATCGACAGCTTCAGATGCTTCAACACCTTCTTCCTGAGCAGGTTCTTGCAATACAACTTCTTGTTCTACTGCAGATTCTACTATTGGGTCTTTCTGTTCAACCTGTTGTTGTTCTTGTTCTTTTGCCATATTTGTTTTCTCCTCCCGTGATTTAGTCTAAGACTCTGAACCACAGATTATTTTTCTTCTGCCTCCATATTATCAGACATACGGTCAACTAAGTTCCCCAATTCCATCACCTTTTGTCTTTCTTTTAACTTAGTAGCAGTAGAGATTTCATTCAAATTAGATTTGAACTTCTCAACTTCTGTACGTTTTCTAGCAGATACCTGCTCACGTTCAGATGTTTGTAAATCACCACTAAGTTTCTTCACTTGATTTTCAAGCTGTGTGATATATTGTTGCATTTGTGCCATACGTCCTTTTCTCTGAAGGACACCTTCTTTGTCAAAGATTTCAGTTTTCTTTAAAACCTCGACATCATCTACCAGTCCAAGTTTATACGCATCAAGATACATGTTGTATTCAGATACCTTGTTGCTAGGCAAAGTTGAACCTGATATAATGCGAATGTCATGTTGTCCTAATTGAATATCATTTTCAATAGTCAACAATGCATTGCTTTTATCATCATACAATCTCATGTTTACTGAAAATTCAGTAATATCATTATTTGGCTGTACAATTCTAAATGTTTTTGCATATCTATAATGGTCTTTAGCTAAGTTGTAAACAACTTGTCCTACCATTGCTAGACTTGCTTCAATATCTCTTAACTTTGATTTACCTCTAGATTCACCCATTTCAGATAGAAGCATTGTACCTCTAACTGTTTCTGGTGCATTGTCTCCTCGGAACCCTTGTAATAGTTCAGGTATACCAAAGTTTAAATCTATATACTTCTCAACTCTGTCTATTAAATAGTAAAACTCACTAGTTAATGGTGCAGGTTGAGGAAAATAAGGGTTACCAAACTCTGGATTATATTCTATAACCGCATTTGGATTAGCCCAATCTTTTTCTAATTGACTGATATTATCTACACTACCCTCTGGTACTAATAGTTTTAAACCAGCAGCAGACTGAGCGTGTGACAAGGTTAGAGAAAATAACTTATTTAAAAGTCTTTGTGAATCTTTAACCTTGTTCACGTCTGATTTCGGATAGGGAGTATTAGTCCAAATGTTCGTAAATGGAACAATTGGATAGATATCAGTGTTTAGAATACGCTCATATAATAAAGTATCTCCAACGCTACTGCATTGTGCAATTCTTGTTTGCATTATCTCTTCTATCTCTATAGCACCATTCTCTATAGCTTTTATATTTTCTTCTTCTTGTATAATCTGTACATATACTTCAGGGTCTACAATCTTTTCTGCCCCAGTAACAGTATTAAACAATCTATAGTATGGTACTCTTACTTTGTAAAACCTATCAAGTATTTGATATTTTTGATTTACATAGTAATCTAAATTCTTTGCTTCATCAGGAGTTATAGCACTATTTGTATTTTTTAGTGTTGAAGAAGGATAGTCCTCTCCATACAATGAATCTATACCACCTTCAATGTCATCAATAACTTCTTCTAAGTCTGGATACAAATCTAACATTTGTTGTTTTGTTAGAAATGTAGAAAGAATAATACCAGAAGCATCATTAAAAAATCTATCTCTAGAAGCTGGGTCTACATAGACACGAAAAGGGTCAACGTGAGTATATTTAACTTCACCTCTACCATAATCAGCTTCAGGGTCTAGATATACATACATATATCCAAGTCCAGTAACAGCATAGTCATGTACTACTTGTTTGAAATTACTGTCACCATTTGATATATCCCAAACATATTCTAATATTGTTTTCCAAACATTAGCTATTTTATTGTCAGAATCTTCTCTAGCAATAACAGAAAACTTTGCTGGTCTTGCTGTTAGTAAAGATTTTAACTTATCAACAGCAGCATATATTCTATCTATAACAAAATCTGCTTGTCCAACAGCTTGTAAAGCTTCAGACTCGTCAGATGAATAATGATTACCTAGTGTAAAATCCACAGCATTTCTAGCTTCTACATCCCAGTTTTGTCTAGCGTCTCTCCATCTTCTAAACAATTCTCTAGAAATTTGCGGTTTTGATTTATTGTCGTCGTATTTAGCCATAAACTCCCAATTTAATTTTTGTCTATAAAATAATATATTTTATTTACTTGAGTCAAGGAAAAAGTTAAGACTTTTGTCCAGTAACCCAGTTTATGACTCTTTTTGCACGACTTTCTTCGATTCTAGCTATATTCTCGCTAAGTTTCTCCGCACCTATAGCTGAACTTTTTGGTGGTTTTGCAGTCGTAACTGCATACCATAGACCATCTAAAAGGTCGTCGTTCTTACCTTTTGGAAATTCAAACATCTCGTCAACTAAAGCTATATGTTCTTTTTTTATAAATAACTTTCTACGATTTACAATAGGACAAAGCAAAGCTTCTAACCTATCTTCTTTTTTGATTCCGTGAGGTGGTCTAACACCCTGAGATAGTCCTGGAGCTAGTTTTCTATCTGAACCAGCTATTTGATTAACATAATCTTTTACTAACCCTTGAGCTCCTACTTTTTCAATATTTACTCTTCTTACAGGATTAAATTGTTTTGCATAGTCAACAATTCTTTTTGGCATATCATACAAAGGAGAGTGTTCTCTATAAAAATCTAATACATAAATATTTCTATCACTATCTATACCAATAACCATAATAACCTGATAGTCACTTCTTGCATTAGCTTCATAAGCTAAGTCAACACCAATGTATACGTTTAAAGGTATAGCAGATTCATCAACCATTAAATAATTGAATCCATTTCTATTTTCAAGATTACCTTGATAATAATTAACTCTATCAATGTGAAACTTTGCATTATCTACATCTCTAGCTTCATTTTGATATTCTTGAGCAAACTTATGTATAAGTCCCATCTCTGTAAAACGTCTTTTAATATCATCTAGCTTTTGTTTTGTAAAATAACTAGACCATAAAGGAACTCCATCTACTATTGCTTTTTTATACAATACATTCCAAGCTGATTGCCTACCTTCCTTTTCTGCTTGGATATATCCATCGTAAACTCCCTGTAGGAATGAATCGTAATGGACTATCGTACCAATAAGCCATATTGACCCTTCGTTTTCTTTTGAGTTTTCCAAAGCGGGTTCTACTGTTGACATTACCCATTCTTTAATCTCTCTCCTTCTATCTGGTGTTTTAGTATTTAATTCTGACTCAAAGTCATCAAGTATAATGTTTGTATATCTTAATCCTAATTGAGAACGACCACGCAATCTTTGTGATGTACCTTTTGCTATAACCCTATCTCCTCTTGCAGTAGTAAATTCTTTCTCTGTCCACTTACTACCCTTTAAGTCACCAAAGTAGTATTGAAGTGCAGGATTTACATCTATATGGTTTTGTATGTACTTGATATGGTCAATAGCCTGAGATTGTTCTTCAGATACCCAAGCAATAAACTGTTTCTTTTCTGGTGGTGCAAAATACAACTGATATAGTAAAGCTGTTTTAGCTAATGTTGACTTTGCATGTCCTCTAGGTAATATAATACAAACTCTTTTATCATCTCCTAAAAGTATATCACTAAGTTGATATTGGTAGGGTGCAGGAGCTGATTTCATAAAATCTTCTGGCAAAAACATTTGTCCAAAAGTAACTATATCTTTTTTTGCTAACTCTAACGCTTTTTCTTTTGCAGATAAGTCAGGTGGTATAATATTAAATTTATCTGGCTTCTTCGTATTCTTTTTCATATACCCTGTCCATCATTACAAGAGTTTTAGGTGATAACCAATCACCATCAGGAACTTCAGTAAACATACTAGTGTTCTGCCATAGAACAGGACCTGCTACATAAACCCAACACTTTTCTTTTTCTTTAGTGTCATCTAGTATCACATCTACTGTTGTTCTAATATACAATCCAGAATCTGTAGACTCATACTTGTCATACATTACTAAATCTTCTTTTGTAACATCTATAACTTCTACAACAGCTCCTTTGCCTTTTTCATTCTTGACAAGAGCTGGAAAGTTTCTATGTCCAGGAAAAACTAAACTAAACCCTTTTACTTTACCTGTTTGTTCGTAACCTCTTCTAAGTGTTCCGTATACTGCTAGTCTCATGCTTCTCCTGTTTGTCTTGGTAATCCCACATCTGTTAATTCAAACTCGTTATCATAAACACTAAGACAATTAAAACACTTTACGTGAGTACAATCTTTTTCTTCTTTATCCCAAACGTATATTGCAGTTTTATATAATCTATAGCAACAAATAACACATCGGTTACTTTTCACTATCTTTTTTAACTTCCGCCAATTTTTTGTATTGGGAACCTTGAATTGCATCTAATTGCTCCTTTGAAAAACCTTGAAACAATGTAACAGACTCTGTAGTCTTTTGAGTTTCCATCATTCCTGATATTTTCATTAATGTTGTTATAGCAGTAATCTTATCTCTATCTGATGAACCGCCTTTATCTATAATGTTTCTCATTTCTTCCAACAAGTATGTTGGAGTAATTTCAGCTTCACTCAAGTATTTATCTATTTCTTCTCTAATCAATTTTTTTACCCTGTCAGTTTTAAGCAATAACTTTGCTTGTGATTTTGCGTAATTTTTGTTCTTACTAGGAAATGCTTTCATGTAAGCTTCTACTACCTCATCTCCCTTTGCTACATACTTACCAAACAAAAATTCTTTATCTGTAACTTTCTTTCTGTTTTTCTTTCTAACAGAAGGAGATTCTCCAGCGGTAGAAAAAGTATGCATATTTGTTTTCATATCTCCTTTTATTACTACAGAAGGGCTGCATACATACGAACCCATAATAGTTCTAATAAAAGTAGTTTCTTTTTTTCTATCGCTCTTTTTAAGAACGCCAAGGTGCAACACTTGACATACTTGACCATCATCAGTCAGTATCCAATCTCCTTTATTAGAATGTCTCCATTCTTTTACAACTGGATGACTTAAACTAATTTTACTTCTAAATTCATCTAAATCATCAAAGAGATAGTGAGTTACACCTTTAACAACACGTTCTTTCATAAATATAACTATTTATTTTTATTTTCGTCAAGCTCATTAGCAACAAACTTAATATAGTTAGTAATTAAGAATCTCATCTCAATTAACTGTTGTTCTAAACGAACTGTTTGACTTGCAATCTCGTTTGCTCTAGTATAGTTTAATCTAGCTTCTTCAGATAAGTCAGATAGTTTGAATTCCATTTCCTTATCTTCATGAACTAATTTAAATGTATCTTCTTTTTTCTTAGCCATTTAATACTCCTTATAATGGTCTCACCAAAGGTGGTGCGTGTTCTTCTAACTTCCTGTGTAGTTTTTCTAATATTACTACATCAGCTACATTATGGTCGTAAACATACTTCATTGCTTTTTCATCTCCATATCTAGCTTTTCTCCACATATCTGGTTTTACTCTTGTTTTACCAGCAATACCAAAAAACTCTGTGGCAGCTTGAAGTGATGAACGATGAAGCTTTAGTTTGCTTCTTACTACATAATATAAGTCTTTATGTGCTTTTTGTCTATAAAGAGGAAAGTACGTTCCGTGATATAGTGCACGAGTTCTAATAAAAGGAATATCGAACCTAGTACCATAATATGTAAATATTACATCATACTTATTCATTTCTTCTACTAACAGCTCTGTAATCCTAGCATCTTGCTTTTCTGACATTAGCTCTTCTCTCGTTATTTTAGCACCAGCAACTTCTTTGACACCTCTTCCTTTTAGACACCAGGACAACATAACATCAATATTAGCACTAAACCCAGTTGATTCAATATCTAAATATCCAATTGTTTTTTCGTGACCTGTTGTATACCTGTAAGGTTTTCTCAAACCTAGTGATTCTAATTTACGTGTTACTGCTTTATATGTTCTATTATACCCAGCAATACGTATTTCTTGATAGAGAGTAAAAGCAGACTTAGCAGTACGTTCATACTGTTGTAATATCATGATTTCATTCTCTGTCCATCTTGTAGCCATTATTCGCCTCTTTTATTATTAATATACTGTTCGTGCAATTCTAATGCTACCGCAGATAAATATACGCATAGGTCTAATAATTCTTCTATACTTTCTTTTAGATTGTCTCTACTACCATCTACTGGCACTTGATTGCCGTATTTTTTAGCTCCTACTTCTAATCTTTTAGATATGAGCTCTAAAATTCTTTGATTATTTGTCATTTTTTAGGAAAATCCTCTCTATCAGGTACATCTTCTAGTTCTCTTATTAGTTTTCCCCACGCAATATTTTGTAATCTATCCATTTCTTGCTGTAGTTTTTGTACTAATTCGTAATCGCCTGCTTTTTTAGCTTGAATTATTTTTTTTGTGATTTCTTCCACAGATATTCTCCTATTCCTAATTGAAATAATCCATTACTTAACGCTTCTATTTGTCTTTCATCGTGTTCTAATCCAGTATTGTAACAAATAGCATGTAATATTTCGTGAATTAATGTTTCTAGTTTACGTGTTTTTTCAATACCTTCATTAATTAAAATAATATTATCTTTTACTAGGTGTCTACCGTACAATTCTTTGTCATTATCTTCATGTTCTAATGGTAATTCTACAATTTTGTACAAATGTCCACCAATATTTAATTCCATAGCTTTTTTATTACTCATTTTTACTCCCATAAGTTAATTGTGTATGCAAATTAGGTAAATATTCCTACACAAGTCAAATAAAATAGTAAAAAAACGTAAAAAAATCGCACGACGTCCCAATGTTCTAGTTTCTAATGCTCTAAACAAGTATACAAATAGAAAAAATAAAATAATACTTGACAACAATAAGTAAAACACAGTATCTTTAACAGTCCGAAGGACGAAAAAAAAGACTTAATGTTCGGTGTTCGTAAATAACTTAGAATATTAAATCTATTTCCTACATAATGCTCGGTGTTCTAGAGAGGGTCCCTACGCAAAATTTTTTCCCAAAATTTTTCTAGTCGTCGAATCTTAGTATTTCAACAAATCCTACCCCAAATTTCCAAAACCGTTCAAAATACCCAGACCCATACCAAAAAATTGCCCTAGTTTGTGTGTTTCTTTTTTTCGCACATAGGGGTGTGGTCTTTTTTG